CGTTCAGCACGAACTACGAATTGCTTTTCTTCTGAGTCAAATTTAACACCACACTGGAATCCAGCTTTGAAGTAAAGGTTGATTCGGTCAATCAAATTCAGCGTATTAAAATCCTGAACTTTACCAACACCAAAGAAGTCTTTGTCATTTAGTTCTTTGTAACCCATATTCATTGTTTTACGAATGCCTGGATACTTGCGCTTCATCAATTTCTCGATGCGCACATCTTCTAGGATGTTCAGATAACTTTTGAGTTTGTAATTGACCTTGAGTGGTTCAAGGTAATCATCAGTCGTGTAAAGTGCATGACCGACTTCATGACCGATAAGCATACCCTCTACAGTAGGGGTAAGATCTTTCCATTGCGGAAGGGTAAGTACACGATTTTTAATATCGAATGATGCAGTGGAAACACGTGCACGAATAACAGAGATGTCTTCGTTTGCAAGTAGCTTTGCACCAAGTTCAGATGAGGTATTTGTCATAATTTATTCTCCAACGTCAATAGATTAAGTATACTCGACTTCTGAATTAAAGTCAACAGGGTCGCCAAATGCAAGATTGTATTCGTATTCAGTGATCATGCACTCAACTTCTTCCCTGTTGGAAAGTTGCAATTTATCATTGAATCTTAGGTAGTCTTGCAACCTGTACTGACCAGCTAGGGTAGCTAGGTCAAAGTCTGTAAAGTCGTTCCACATAATGTTTTCTCCTAATCAATACTAGAAGTATACATCAAAACTGAATAAAAGACAACAGGAGAATTCTCCCCTGTAGAATCAACAACTTACATGCCCCTACTGGGTGTAGGGTTATTTAGCATGAAATATTAACATGCGTTAGATCTACCAAGGCTCCAAGATCACCTACTGGGAATGTATTGAACGATAAACTAATACGTGTTTTATCACTAGTGGTGTGTGGTACCGAATGCTTCATGCTCGAAGGAAATAAAATAAGACTTTTAGATTTAACAGGAAACCACCATGAATGAGAATTTAATTGACTTGCACCTGATAGTTTTGTTTTTATTATAATTTGTGGATATTCATTATAAGAGTAAAAGAGTATTTTATCGTCATCCCCATTAGCATTAAAATAGAAAACCCCAGAAATAATACTATTTGGATGTGTATGAGGATGATGATTTTGTCCTGGCTCTGTATAATTTAACCACGATTGCGTTATTTTTAATTTAAAATTTTCACTTTCTGGAACTATAATTTTATCAACATATTCATCTATTGATGTCTGAAACATTTCACGAAGCTGTGGAAATTCAGTATCTAATAATTTAGTATTATTACTAGTAGTATTTCCAACATTAACATAAACATGATTTTTATGATATGCAACAGTGTCAAGTTCATTTTTAGTAAATTCTCTATCAAGTTCAAAATGAGCAAAGTGCATCGGTAGCATTGTTATAATGTTCATATAAATTCCTTAACAAATAATAGAAAAATCGTTACGCTTCTCAAATTTGACTACGCTGCGGAATTTTTCGAACAGCTGATCGCCTTTGTGGGAGATGACAAAGATATTTGTATTGTCACCAAACGTATTCATCAGGTTCAAGAAGTAATCAGTACCTGCGGTATCAAGAGAAGAATCAAAGATCTCATCAAGCAATAACAAGTTAGTGTTAACTGAGTTCTTCATCTTTGCTACTTGTCGCCATGTGAATAGAATTGCTAAGTCAATGCGCATCTTTTCACCTTCTGAGAAACTAGCGTAAGTGAAATCATCACGGAAGCGAGACTTAACAGATTCGTTGAAGTTCTCATCAAGTTCAAAGTGAATGTAAGCATCCATTGCTTGAAGATATTTGTTGATCAACTTATTCATTACTGGAAGATACTCACGAATGATAGCAGTCTTGATACCAGAATCTTTCAATAGAATTGCAGCGACTTCTTCAAGGCTGCGTTTATCTAGCAAAGATGTCTTCAGCTTAATCTTATCAAGTGCATCAGTTGCTAACTTTTTCAACTTGCGTTTTTCTTCGTCAACATTAGTTGTATCAGTTTTATGTGCTTCAATTTCAGCTTGCAGCTCAGAGTTTTGTCGGTTGAGAACAGTGATTGTACTATTTTGTGTAGAGAGTTCAATGTTCTTATCAGTAATTTGATTGACTAAGTTATTGATCTCAGTCAACTCACCATTCAACCTAGTTAAAACATTGTTCAAGTCATCGAGACGTTTTGTTTCAACTTCAATCTTAACCTGTAACTCTGAGACAATCGTGGCTTTATGATCATGGGGAATGCCTTGCGAGCAAGATGGGCAAACTTCATTCTTAGTAAAGAACTCTGTGTGTGACGCCCAATCATCGACTTTGGAAGTAAGTTTAGTTTTCCATTCCTTCGCTGTTTCAAGGTCACTATCAATCCTACTCTTTTCCGCAGTTCGTGATTTGAGTGTGGTAATCTCAGCAACCAATGATGCCACGACACCTTCGCATGTGAGTATTTGCTCGTTATTATTTTCGAATTTAGATAGTAAAGATTTAATAGAATCTGACTTGGCATCAGTAAGAGTTTTGATGAGTAGTGCTTGTCCATCGACTTTAGTCTTCGCCAGCGTAATCTCTTCCTCAATTCTGGCAATTTCCGCTTTTGTGTCATTAGCTTTTTCTTTCAACAACTGATTCATAACAGAAAATATACGAATGTCAAGAATGTCTTCAATAACTTCACGACGCATAGCAGTAGACAACTGCATGAATGGAACAAAAGAAGCTGAACCTAAGATAACCACCTGAGTGAATGTCTTATAGTTCAGCTTTAAAATTTGTTGCTCAAGAACCTTTTGATAATCACGTGCTGCTGCATCTTGATTCATCAAGTCATCGTTGACGTAAATCTCAAAAACATTTGGTTTGATTCCACGGAGAACACGATACTCTTTACCATTGATACTAAATTCAATCTCAACAATACAGTTCTTGCCGTTGATAGAATTTACCAACTGCCCTTTATTGATGTTGCGGAAAGGCTTGCCGAATAAGGCGAAGCAGAGAGCATCTAAAATAGTGGACTTACCCTCGCCATTCTTACCAATGATAAGAGTTGTTGGTGACTTGTCCAGTAAAATCTTGTTAGCAGAATTGCCAGTGGAGAGAAAGTTCTTCCATGACACACTCTTAAATAGAATCATTAAACAACCTCAATATTAACTGCCTCAGTATAAAGACTCTTCATGAAAGTCTTAATTTGTTCTTTATCAACATCAGTCTCAACTGAATCAATAAAGTGTGAGAGAACAGAAACTGTATCTTCAAGATTGATTTCATCACCAATCTCACCTTCTTGAAACTCCGACATATCTTCTACAATCTTAATGTCGGAGCAACCCTTATTATACAACTTCTGAATGAACTTGTCAAATTTATAATAGTCAGTTTTATTTACAACAATCAACTTAACGTATTTGTCTTTTAAATCCAAGCTATCGATTTCAACTGGTTCAACTTCTTTGTCATCATATTCGACTCGTGCAAACATAGTATAAGGGTTTCCGATGAATTCGAGTTTTCTGGTTGATAAATCAAACAGGTGAAATCCTCGGGGATCATTATAGTCTTGCCATGTGAGTTCGTAGGGGTTTCCCAGATAATAGATGTGTCCGTCATCTGAACGATGGTGATAATGCCCAGAGAAAACGAGATCAAACTTATTAAAAAGATCTTTAGATAACCCTTCATGACTTTCCATTCCTCTGTACATTGAGAACCCAGCAATTTCGAAATGCCCCATACACATTTCAGCATGAGTATCTTTGAGAGTATCAATTGAATCTTGATAGTTCTCAGGACAAATCCATGGCATCATGCAGATTGCAGTGTCATCAATAGTAATTGTAGTTGGGTGATCAATTACGTTGATGTTTGTATATTCACGCAGAAGTAAATCAGGAGAGTTTACATCATTGGTATTCTTAAAGTAAGTATCATGATTGCCAGCCAGCATATGAACACTAATGTTACGTTCAGCCAGCTTATTGAAAAACATTTCTTTGGCTCGCTGAAGAGCATAGAAGTTTACATACTTGCGTCGATCAAATGTGTCACCAAGAACAAGTACGGTATTAATGCCAGCAGAATCAATAGTAGGAAAAAAAGTATTTTCATAAAACTTTTGATAAAAATCTAAGAATGCAATGCTATCATTTCTTGCACCAAAATGTTGGTCAGTAATAATTGCTAGTTTCAAATGAACCCAACCTTTCTAGATGTTTGAGATTTTGCAGTATTTTCAGATTGAACATTAAACACTTCAGCAATACTGTACTTGTCGGTTTCTTTACCACGTGGACGAACAGGAAGTTTAACTTCTAATGCGTCAGCCAATGCCTGTGCTTCAGAAACTTCAAGTGGTGCAAAGGTAACGATATCGAAACAACGTCCTGGACGAACCAACGCAGAGTCAATATCACGAATGCTTGGAAGGTTGGTAGAGAAAATCATCTTCTTACCTTTAGTGGTAACAAGACCATCACCCACGTTCAAGAACCGATGCATCATTGTATTGCCATCGCTACGAGACTTCAAGAATGCATCGCTATCTTCAAGAACCATAATCTCAGCATCGTCTTCAATAAAGCGAGCAAAGAATCCATCTTTCTCAAGGATACCAGCATCATACGTAACAATGGCTGACGCATTACGATGCGCAAGCAAACCACGAATGAAAGTAGTCTTACCAGTTCCTGGAGGACCAATCAATAAAAGAATGTTTGCATTTGAATCCATGTAACGATCGTAGTAGTCTTCCAGAGATTCACCATTAAGGAAAGGATACATTTCTACAACAGGAAGACGATCACGATTCAATGGAACATTGACAGAGTTACCATCGCTACTATAAATCCACTCAATGTAAGAAGTTACAATAGAGAAACTAGATTCAACTTCTGCAACAATGCTTTCAATAAAGGCATCATCACCAAAAGCACGAACAGTGGTTGAATTGCTGTTTACATTATACTTAATGAAATTATTGGTATCCTCTTCAATTAAAAAACCATCAGAAGAAGATGATTGCACAAACATCATTCCTTTAAAGTGTTTTTCTGCCCACTCTTTCCATGTACTGCGATTGGCAAGTACAGTTGTTTCACGTTGAAGTGTTGTAACACCAGCTTCAACTCGACGCTGTAAAACTTCAGATGTCATCAAATCATCGAAGTCTGATACACCAAGGAAAATCTTTTCACTCATTGTTTTATCTTTCATAATTTTATTTAAAAATAACATGTTATCAGCTGCGTCCCAGACATGATGACGAAGAAGTTTTTGTTTACTTCTTTTTTGAATTTTTCTGCGTCTGGCAACAGCACTTGGACGATATGTTGCAGCTGCACCTGTCTGGAGGTCACGCATTAGTTGTTGGATCGATTTGGTCATCTGAGTCACTTATAAATTCATCGAGAGAACTAGTGTTCTTTTTCTTTTTTGCAGCAGTTTTCTTATCCATATAATCGTCAAGATCACTTTGGCTAAACTGCATATAATCTAAGTATGAGTTATGGAATATTCCATCTTCATCTTGTTCCTGGAGTTCAAATGCTTCAAACGGCATTTCCTTGATAAGTCTATTCTTAATGTAGGATTGTTTCTTTTCTTTGGCAATACGACGCAGGAAAGCATAAAAAATAATCTGTGTAAAATAAGCAAACGGATTGCTAGACTTATCAGGATCAAAATTATCAATGTACTGTATGCAGTTTTCAATGCCATCAAGGATCATATCGTCCTTGTATGAGTAGTTGATAAAGTTAGGTTTATATGAAAGGTGATTGGCAATTTTTAAAATGCATTCTCCAATGTAGTTACTTACCTGCGGTTTTTCCAACCCTGCTGCATCAGCATCAAGAACTTGTCTTTTATATTCTTTGATTGCTGCTAAAAAGTCAGCGTTGTTTACGTAGTGTGCCATTAATATCTTTCCTCTTGTTTATTCGAGGCTATGGGATAAGTATACACCATAATGTGATAAAAGACAAATTTATCTTACATGCAATTTTGCAGCATAAAAATACATTTGTCTTTTATTTGACGAAGGCGTATACTAACTGTGTTAGGGTTGATGATGACTACTTAGTGTAGTGTATCGTTTCCTTCGATAAAGTTCTTTTCGATTTCTTCCTCTGTTTCTTTTGTCCTATCTCCAGCGTAGATGGATTCAAGCATATCAATTCGTTTGCGAATTTCTTCAACAGTCATTTCCTCTTCTTCCCCAGCCCAAGAGACTTTTCTTTTTTCTTTTGCATGATTAGTGCGGAGCGTAGCATGTTCATATTGCTCAACGACTGTCTTGTAATGATTAACGATATTGCTACTCAGTTGTTTAATAAACATAATGCTAGTTTTTGGAAGAATGAAATCATCTCCTTCTGAGAATTTACAAAATGGAGTGGCAGTTACGTTCTCATGCATTCTTCCATTACCATCATCTATAGGCGTAAGACGTATTACCATTGGATGCGAAATTGCAACATGTGAATTATCTTCTGATTCTAAAGTAGCCATCAACTGCTCACCAGTTGTAAGTTTAATAAAAACGTAATCAATCATATATTTACTTCTACTAGTTTTAAATCAAACTGTTCTTCAGCATAAGTTTTGTATCGTTCTGCTGCATGATTGAGTGTGTGATTCTTCCATGACTTCCAATGAAGATCATCGGCAATGTCATAGAGATTGCAGTGGGTTTTACCATCTTTCAATCTCAATCCCCTACCAATACTTTGTAGGTTTCTAATTTTAGATTTTGAGGGTGATGCAAAAATAATGTTCTCGATAGAAGGTATATTAATTCCTGTTGAGAATGTTCCAAAGCTAGCAATAATGATAGCGTCTGTTTCACCCTCTGTAATATGACGAATAGCTTCTCGGTCGGTTGTTTCCGTACCGCCATATACAAAGAAGATTTTTCTATCTTCGTTTACTTTGTGTACTTTACCTTTAATCATATCATGTAAAACCTTTCCATGTTTTTCAACATATTGGAAAAGAACCAAAGTGTTACCTGAACTCTTTACTGCAAGATTGCAAATAAATTTATTGCGTGGATAGTGTCCAACTATAAATTCCATCTCATCTTGATATGTATTGTTCTTCCTTGCTTTACGTAGTTCTTCTTCATACTTTAACACAATGCAAGTATGTTTAACTGCGCCAGCTTTTGGGTTTCCATCAACTGTTTTGTAGTTGTAACACGATGCATTGGTCCAAAAATACCTTCAAGAACCAAACGATGAACCTTCTTATTATCTAGCGTACCAGTAGTACCAATACGATACCGAATCTTGTCCATCTTTTCCATGACAGTAGTTAAGGACTTTGCTTTAAACTGATGCGCTTCATCTCCAAAAATGACATCGAATTGGGCAAACCATGATTTGGGTTGTAAGTATACTGATTGCCATGTTGTAATCAATACGTTCTTTGTAATGTCTTTGGTGAAACCACTGTACAACTTCTGACAGTTTTTATCCACGTTCCAACCATTTACACTAGAGTAATCTTCAAAGTCAGTATACAACTGTTCAACTAAAGATGTAGTTGGTACAATGATGATTGATTTGCGTTTGTGTTCTAAGTGCCAGCGTAGTGTCGTGTAAATGATAAACGACTTGCCAGATGCAGTGGGAGAAAGAAGTAAGGTGCGTTCTTTATCGAGAGCAGTCTTTACTGCTTCAACCTGATAGTCACGGATTTCAATAGGTTTACCACGTCCATGTGGTTCTAACCATTTGGCAAATTTCTCAACGTCTTCATGAGTAATGCCGTTTAAGTTATTGAAGTCAGTTTTCCATGTAAGTAAATAATCGTTGCGTTCACAGAACTGTTCAACGTATTCAACAAGACCAACGTAAAGAGTCTTTCTTACTTGGTCATACAAGCGCACCTTACCGTCCCATAACCTTGCTCGGTATTGGGGAGTAAATCTTGCGCCTGGATATTCATAGGTGAAGAACTCTGCTAGTTCTTGTTCAATCGATGGATCAGAGAAAACTCTAACATAAACTTCATCTAGTTTTTCTATTGTAACTGTGCTCACTACATTCCTGCTAAAAATTTCTTCCATTCTACAGCAGTCTTCAATTGCCAGTCTCTGGCTTTGATTTGCGATAGAACAGACTCAAGGAAATAAATCATGGTCTCAAGGTAATCAACTTTGACCCTCAATGTATTTAGATCATCGTCACCAGTAAGAAATTCATCCATCTCATTCTTTAGTGGTTTGATACCTTGCCACTTAGTCCACCCATGATCTGTTAATTCATCACGTGACATCTCACCACGATAGTAACGAAACTTTGCTTTGCGCAATAGGTTATAGTCTGACTGCACTTTAGTCAGTTTGAGTTTAGCCTGTACTAAATGGCGTACATACTTGGCATGGAGTTTGGGAGTTTTGGTGGCATGCTCTCCGAGATAGTTATCATCTATCCCACAGTCTTCATCCCACATTGTTTGCAAGTCTTCTAAGTTCATAATAATCCTCAATGATGTGTAGAAATTATACTACACTTTCGCAAAAAAATCAAATTTGACTTACGATATAAATCTATAGTATCCGTAACGGAAAGTTGCATTACCAACTAGGTATTGAACATCGGTGTTGGTTGATGCAAACATTAATGAATCTAATGCAATTGGAAACATATCAGTAAACGTAATCGTTCTAACTGCAGTATTATTTGTACCAAGAATAATTAGTGAACCTTCACAGTAGTTTTTTGCTAGATCAGAAGTTACAAGTGATTCTTGTGCATTAAAGAAACTTGTATACTGCTCATAACCCTGTGGAAAGCCTAACGCAACAATCCAATTGTGGATAGCACGATAGTTGTCCATGTTTTGATCAACAAGGAATTGAATAGTTAATTGATCATAGGTAAGCGTCTCACCTGGAATTGGCTGCACTGAGAATGGAGTGCCAAACTCAGGTGCACCTAATGTAATTCCTGGAAGATTAACTTGCTGACAAAAGAAGTTCATCTCAGGTAGTTGTTGGATTGTAAACAAGAACCCATTTGGCGACAAAGGGTTAATGTTACTTGGAATCGGACATGTAAGTGTAGTAGCCATGTATCTATTTATCCTTATGAAAAAAGGGAGATCTCGAAAGACCTCCCTCTAAAAACACCGATCTTAACGTCGGCTTAATCAGCCGACACTTGATTACATCAAGTTAGTAACGGCAACCTTGCGGTAGTAGTAGTTTACGTCTGAAGTGATTGCGCCATCGCTGTCAGAGTTATCCAAGTTAACGAATGGGTTAGCAACTAAACCGTAACGTGTCTTGAAACCAATTTTAGGTTGGAAGCTGTTAGGATCAACAGCACGAACCATTTGTAGAGGCACGTATGGGCAGTAGAACAAACCAGCGTCAAAAGGAGAACTACCTTTGTAACCAACAGTCATGAACTGAGTAGCAGATTGGTTAGCAGAATATGGATCAACATAAACTTTGTACTTACCATTCAACACACCAGCGAAAGTAGTGCTAGACTCATCAACATTTAGGTTGTTTGTCAAAGCAGGAGCGTAGTCAAGAACACCAGCCATTGCCAAAGCACTTGCAACATCTGAAGAACAGATGATGAAGTTACCACGACCACGACGAGTTTGCTGAGCAATAGCATTGGCTTCACGTTCAACTTGGAACATTAGACCTTTGAATTTTTCAACAGACCAACGACCATTAGAGTCAACGTCCAAGTCGAAAGTACCAGCAGTAGTAGTACCAATTTGGGCACCAACTTTAGCTGAACGATAGATTGTACGGATAACTTCACGATTGATTTCAGCAAGAATCTCAGTAGAGAGAATGTTGCTTAGTTCGCCTTCAGCATCCAAACCATGCACAGACTTCATGTCTTGTGCAAGTTCGATAGAGTATTCAGCCTTCAAAGCACGAGTCTTTGCAGTAACTGAACGCTTTTCGATAGAGAAAGCCATTTGACCGAAAGAACCATCACCCTGACCACCTTGGCCAAGACGTTCTGCATCAGTAGTAGCCAAGCCAGTACCAGTAGTTGGTGAACCAGTAACTGGGTTAGAACCAGCATGAGTGCCTGTACCAGCGAAGTCTGTATCAGCTTCGTTGAACAATGCTTCTGTACCGCCCTGTGAAGTGTAACGTGACTTCATTGCGAAGATCAAGCCAGTTGGCTGTGTCATTGGCTGAACGCCAGCAACATCATAAGCAATAAGTTGTGGCATTGCACGACGAACCAAGCTGATCAATACTGGATCAAACTTAGAGAAACCGCCAGTGTCACCATAAGAACCAACAGCGTTAGCTGGTGCTGCTTCGTTCAACTCGCCCATGGCTTCATGGCCACGACGAATTTCACGTTCTTGGTTTTCTAATAGAACAGCAGTAACTTCTTTACGATACTGATCTTTGATTGGAGCGGAACCTTCATGTTCGAGGATCGGTGCCCATTTTTTGATTAAATCTTGACGAATTGTCATTTTGTTTTCCTTTAAGGTGGATTAAATTATTTACGGTTCAGCATACTAACATATGCATTCATAGTTGGATTGAGTTTCTTCTCTTCAACCAATGAATCAACTGGAGTATCTGTCACGACAGACTTAACATCTGCTTGTGCTTTAGTGGTGAAGTAATTTTCACGGATAGTTTGTACTTTTGTCTTGAAAGATTCTTGATCTTCGTAAGACAATTCTTCAGCAAGACCAGCAAACTTCTCAACTTCAGTGTCAGTTAGACCTTCAGCAGCTTCAGCAACGATCTCAGAACGCTTCATTGAACCAACAGTTTTGTTTAGTTCAACATTAGCAGCAAGTTGTTCGTTTAGCTTAGCTTCGAGTTGTTCGACTTGTTCTTCTAAAGAACCCAATACATCAAACTTCTCTTCTGGAATGTCGATATAATGTTCTTCGAATAATCCTTTTAGACCAGATACAAAACCTTCGAGAATCTCAGACTTCATACCATGCTCAAGGGCAATTTCATTCTGTGCAATCCACTGCTCGACTACATAGTCGAGGTATCCATCAACTTGTTCAACTAGACCCTCTTTAACTTGCTCTGTTGCTTCGCCCAACATAGTGTTAAATTCTTCTTCGATCCGTGCAACTTCATTGTTAACACGTGCCATGACAGCAGCTTCATAAATGGTAGTTGCCTTAGCACGGAACTCTTCAGAAAGTCCCTCACCATTCATAAGTGCGTCCATATCTTCTTTCATGCCAGCGATGTTACTTGCTTCTGGAGCAGCAGCACCTTTGGTGGCAACATTCGGCTTCTTAGAAGTACCGCCTTCGGCTTCCTTCTCGTCTTGCACGTTGTTCTTTGCGTTGTCTGGATTAGCTACTACTGGCGCAGGTGCGACAGCTTCTTCTTCGACAACTTCTTCTACGATCTCTTTTTCTTGAGTCTGTGCAGCTTTTGACTCGGCAAGAATTTGAGCGATTTTTTGTTCAATTGACATCTGTTTTCTCCTAACTGGATAAGTTCTAATATTATTTATTATTTATCTGATTTTACTCAAGAAATGTTGGAAAGCAATTATTTTTGCTTCCTCCAAACTACGGGAAGAAGTTTTCTTAATAAAAGATCTAACTTCCTCAATATTTTTTTCCACGAACTTTCCATCAACAAATGTCCACTCTTTGCTTTCCATGATACCACGGACAAAAGCATCGGGAGCGGAGGGGTCGGCTACGATATCAGCTGCAGTAGACAGCATGAAATCGTCCTGAACGACATTGATACCCTCATTATTCATTTTGAGAGAACCAAGTGCACGGCTAGAAACTCCAAGATTTGCGCCACCATCTAAAAGACCTTTGGCGATTTGTCCCATTGGAGTATCTAAAATTTTTGCCTTACCAATATAGTTCGTACCTTCTTTACGAAGATCAACGATCAAATGTGAAACACGATCAAGGTTGATTGATGGAGAATCTGGGTGACCAAGTTCGCCATATGCACGATTTTGTTTTACGGACTCTTTCAAGTAACGTCCAACTTCTTTATCCATAATTGACTCTGGATACATACGTCCATTACGGTTTTGTAATTCAGACTGAAGGAATACACCTTCAATAAAATATGTTTTACCTTTGCCGAGTTTTTCCTCGACAACAAGTTTTGTAGATTCTACTACTTCTTTAATAAGTTTCATAGTTAGACC